GTCGCGGAGGCCTCCGTTCTTGTTGAGGTGGTGGAGGATGAGAATCGAACAGCGATAGGTGTTGGCGAGATCGCGCAAGCCGTAGATAACGTCGCCTGCATTGCTCTTCACCATATCCACGTCCATACCAGCAAGGCAAGCAGTGAGACTATCAATCACTACGAACAGTGGGCGCTCCTTTCTCACGTAGTCTTCAAGCTGTTTCATATGGGCGAAGCGCCAGGTTTCCCAAAATTCAATGGTGCCAGGCGCCAGCGGAGTGTCTTGATAGCCAATCACGGAAAGCTTTTCGCTGGTGTCAATCAGAGGTTCATCGCTTTGGCAGACCAAAGTTTTACCTTTCATGCAACGGCGTCCGCTCCATTTTGTGCCAAGACCAATATGAAGCGCCCAGTTGTAAGCCACAGTTGATTTGCCAGTGCCACCGCCTGCAGCAAGCAGCGTGACGCTACCCAAAGGGATGATGCCAGCAATGAGCCATTCACGAGCCTTGTCAGCATTGGCAATGGAAAGGGCATCAATACTTTCAAGCTCTTCCCTGCCATAGATGCGGTCTTTGGCTTCAGCAATAATCTTGTCAACATTTTGCTGGCTCATCTTCACGCCACGTTGCTCTAGCCAATTGCTGGTTTCGTAAGCAATGCGAGAGTCATTGGCATAGAGACCAACAAAATTTTCGATGGTGGCAATGATCTCCTCATAGGCAGGCTTACCATCTTGCCCTTGGTGCCTGCTTTTGGAAACAATGGAGGAAAGGAGATCGTCTTTAGTGACGCCTTCTTCGATGTAGTCGCCTAAGTCATAGCCATTCCCTGAAGGGAGATTATCCCATTCCCATGAACGAGGGTCTGCATAAAGCCAACTTGCTCCAGGATTATCATTGGCAATTTCTGCCATGAAGGCAACGCCCTGTTCGTCGCGATCAGGACAAAGTACAAGCTTCCTGTTGCGGAATAGGCTCGAATAGTCACCATTGGTGCGATATTGTTTGCTGCCCCCAAGAAACGTGATGCAGGGAATGTCGAGCATCCACACTGCTTCGCAGGTGAGTTCGCCTTCAACAATGAAAATGGGCAGGCCTGTTTCTTCGCTCTTTGCTATTGCATCGTCGTAACGATAGGGGAGAACATTTGCCTTGATTTCCTTGAGTTGGGTTTTATGGCCCTTCTCATTTTTATCAATAGTAGGAAAGTCTTGCCAAATCTTTTTGGAGCCTGAAGTGTCATCACGATGAACAATAACCACTTCCTTTCCATGGTTATTTTTGTAGACAAACGAATAGTTGCCGGCTTCACGAGACGGCTTCTCCCACCTGGTGAGAGGAGCTAGTGCATCACGGATTTCAGCGCGGTGAGCAGGGCTGGTGTCATGCCAGCAGTTGTACGCCTCAGTGTTCTTATTGATTGTGAAATCGTTGCCACCGCATGCAGGGCAGTGGTATTTCCCTGGCTCGTTACTTGGCTCCAGTTGCTCAAGGTGGTCAAGGATGGAGAAGGCCATGGAGAGAGGTGAGATGGGGCCGTTCTAGCACCAGAATCCTGCTGCTGCAAGGCGTTCACAATTCTTAACGAGCTCTTCTGTTGCTGAGCCTTGACGGGCTGGCCATAACGGCTATATTGGCCATGTCCCTCGCAAGGCAAAACCATGGAGCTTTGGCTGGCCGCCATCATTGGCTTCAGCATCGGCTACCTCCTCGGCCCTTTGTTCTATGACCGTTGACCACGGCGAGCCCAAGAAAAGCCGCCACTTCACTCTCACTGACACTGCCTACGCTCATCTCAAGAACATTGCCCATGAAGCACGATTGAGCCTTAGTGAGACAGTGGAGCGTCTCATTCGCACCACTTCTCCATGGGAAGGAAACACAGTTCTTTGTGACGGTGCTTTCTCTTTAGTTGAAGACCATTCCATTGTTTCCGAAATTGAGGACTATGAAGGTTTCAGAGCTTAAGCTCGCTTGTGAAGATTTCCTGCTGGAGCATGCCGACACGGAAGTGAAGCTGCTTTGGGAGGAAGGCGTGATTTCTGAGAATTACGATCCTGAGTGCTTGGAGGATCCCACTGATGTGAGGGTGATCAACGATTGGCCACTGCCTGGTGACAGCATCATCACCAAAAACGAGAGCCCAAGCAAGATGTTTGTCATTATGTATGGCGAATACAATCCTTCTGGCTTCGGCTATAAAGCAGTGGCGCATTTGGGATGAACCACACCTTTCTCACTTATTCCCCCTCCGACTTTTCCAGCATGGAAGACTCCGCAAAACAAGCAATGACAGAACGCGCTCTTGGTATTTTCACGCCGCTGGAAATCACTGCAGAAGCTTTTCGTGCTGCCTATGACACGCCCGACATCGGCCCTCACATTGAGAAGGACTACAAAGGCCTTTCATATCTGTCGTGGCCTTTTGCCTTCCGCTATCTGAAGGAGCATTTCCCAACGCTGTTCGTGGCGTTTGAAGAGAAGACCATTGGATGGCCCGTGTTCGGCGAGCCTGGTGCGTTCATCCTTCGCCCCTATCTCACAGATGGCGTGCGTCGCACTCCTGCGCTTGTCTTCCCCGTGATGGACAGGAAGCACAATTCCATTCAACAGCTCGATGGTCGTGCAATCAGCGACAATATCCAACGCGCCAGTGTCAAAGCCATCGCTACGTTCACGGGCCTTGGTCTTCGGCTCTATGCCGGAGAGGACATCCCCAAGGAAGAAGCGCCAAAGCTGCAGCAGGACACGCTCAAGACGCCTGCACGCACGAAGACTGCCCCTAAGGAAAGCGCTCCTACTGCTGGAAGCGAGGGGCCTGTTGCCGCCGCTGATACAGGGTCCGCTGAACCCTTCGACGCAAAAGCTTCTCTCACGGCAGTGTGCAAAGCCAATCCTTTGAACTATGCCGACGAGAAAGCTGCTATGGCTGCAGGCAAAGCTGCTCTTGAAAGTATTGGACTTGCTCGCGCCACAGAAATCAAAAGCTGGCAAGCCTTCGGAAACGTCGTCGCAGCAATGATGACCCTATGGGCAAAGGAGCAGGAAATTGTCATCGGCAAAGCTGAAATGACAGAGGAGATTTCCCTTGTTCGTGGTCTTGAAGACACTACTGCCATCATTGAAGGCATGAAAGCTTTCGTGGCAAAAAAGCAGTAGATCTGGCAGCGGCCCGCCTAGCGCGGGCCTTTGCTGGCATTGTTTGCATTGATGATGATGACTGTCCCGTTACTGAGCTTCCTCCCGCCCTATTTGGCGAATGATCCGCTTGGCTTGTTCCTTCTCATCACTTTCACATGCTTGATCCTTGCTCTATCACTACTGGCAATCCTTTCATTGATGGTCCCATGAGTCGTTTCACTTTTCTTTACGAAGAAGGAGAAACAAAAGTTTCCTATTCGTTCCACAACATCTACTGCCCTGAAATCGTCGAGCATTTCAAACAGTTTGTCTTGGCCTGTGGTTTCTTTGAAACTTCGATAATGGCTGCAATGGCGACCATGGTTGAAGAATACGAAACAATGGAAGAAAAGCGTGCGCAATCATCGCTCTCTGATTGATGCTTGCCATGAAGCGTTCTGGAACTTTCCTGAAGACACGCTTAGCAGTGATCGTCGCATTGCTGCTGTTCTTGAGGCCGTTGCCAATCATCCTCTTGTTGATAAGCAATTTCTTCGTCAAACTGCTCGAACTATTCTTATGCCTGACATTGCAATGTGCTTGGGGGGCGAATGCCCTGTTAAAGAAAATTGTTGGCGTTACATGGCGCCTGCAAATCGTTGGCAGAGCTATTTCGCTACGCCTCCACGGGACGAAGAGGGCTGCGACTATTTCTGGGACATGAACGAAAAATGAAAACCAACAGAGAAACAATGCTCAGCTCCACATCGTTGTCACCTGTTGGGCGCATTATGGCTGAGCGTTTAATGGGAGAAAATGGCCTAAGTATTGAAAAGCTTTTGAACTTCTTGGGCGAACTTGAAACCGACATTCAAAGCGTAGGAGACAAAGCTTTCGATCTTGAATACGAACTGAGTTCCCACATCTCAAGCCATGACTAAACATGGCCTGTTACGATCTATGCCTTACCTCCCTTCAAATGCCAGCATTTCCCCGCTACGAACCCAACCGACTCCAAATTCAGAAAAAGCGTTATTATCTGCTGAACGATTTTCCAAATGTTCCAGAAGGGTTTGTTTTGCCTTCTGTGACGACTATTGCGAGCGCGTGTTCTCCGCCTGGCAAAATTGCAGCGTTAATGAATTGGCGCAAAAAGGTGGGCAATGAAGAAGCTAATCGTCGCACTCGTAATGCTGTGGATCGAGGCAATTGGCTTCACGGTGTTCTAGAAGATTTCTGGAACGGTGAAGACATCCAAGAGCATCTTGATTCTCACGAAAACTACGTGCCTTATTTTGAGAGCATTGTTGGTTTCCTTGAGCGCGTTGATAGTCCATTGCTCATCGAAAGTGCCATTGCTTGGTACGATCCTGCGCAAGAAATTGGCTATTCAGGCACCTTTGACATGCTCGCCAAAATGAACAGTGGGCAATATGCTTTGCTGGATTGGAAGACGAGCTACAAAGAAAAGCCTGATACACAGCTAGCCGATTATCGAATGCAGCTTGGTGCTTATGTGCAAGCCATTGAACAGATGTATGACATCGAAGTGAATGAAGCGCATTGTGCCATTGCCATTCATGATCCTGATACTGGCCATTCCCAAGAGGCGCAAATCGTAAGCCTTTCAGCAGGAGAGCTTGCGATGCAGGCAGGCATCATGGTTCAGAAGGTGCAGCAGTTCTTCTTTGAGCACTACCCCGGCAGAAAGCCCTTAATGATTTCTATGGACCGTGGGGCTTGACCCCCTCTGTCCATAGCGCTATGCTTCTGATGCCCCTTCCAGGGCTTACTACACTCCCCTGAGGACCACTCAATGCCCGCTGGCAACTCTCCCGCTTTCTCCGGCACTGTCGATCTCACCCCCGACATCCTCAATGCCATGAAGAAGGCAGGCACCAACCCCCAAGGAAACTACTCCCTGCGTTTCGCTCTTTGGGACAATGATAAGCGCGATAAGGACACCGCCCCTCATTTCAAAGGGCAAGTGACTGTCAACAAGCTTGACAACTCTCCCAAGGCTTACGCTTCGATGTGGGACAATGGCAATAAGGCCAAGCAAAGCTTCTCCGACGATCCGTTCTGAAGCCTTTCGTTGTTGTTCACTAGGGCGCATTAGCGCCCTTTTCTTTTCTTCAAAACCATGCTTCTTAATGACAAGGAAATCAGCATTCTTGCTGAAAATGATATTATTTTTCCTTTCGTCGGGGAGAAAACCAGAGAGCTTGACAATGGCACGAAAGCCCTCTCATACGGACTAAGCCATGCCGGATATGACCTCCGCCTTTCCCCGAAGGGTTTCATGGTCATCAACAACAGCAAGCCTGTAGAAGCGCTGGATGTGAAGGCTTTCAACAAGGAGCTAATGTACGAGGCTTCTCCCATCGAAGAGAATGGCTCTACGTTCTTCGTGCTGCCTCCGTTCTCCTACGCTCTTGGCGTGAGTGTGGAACTGCTGACAATGCCGTCTAACATCATGGGGATCACGGATGGCAAAAGCACGTATGCCAGGCAAGGCACCATTATTAACGTTACGCCAATTGAGCCTGGCTGGTCTGGCCATCTCACTATTTGTATTGTCAATCCCCTGGCTTTTCCCGTTCGCATCTATGCCAACGAAGGGATCGTGCAAGTTATGTTTGAGCGCCTCTCAGGCGCCGCAGATCAGGACTATGGAAACGGCAAGTATCAAAATCAAGGCGCTAACGTAGCGTTTGCTGCCGTCTGATTAGTGAGCGCTCTTGAAGACCAGTTCCTCGGACTATGGCAAGCTCATTTTCCTGATCTGCCATTGATTAGAGAATTCAGTGACGTACCAACGTGGGAAGTTGATTTTCAAGAGCGCTATGCAAAAAGCAAACGGTCAAAGCGCTACAGGGCAGACTTCGCTCATCTGCCCTCCCAAAGTCTCATTGAAATTCAAGGGGGCACCTTCAGTAGAGGCAGACACGTGACTGGCTCGGGCTACGAGCGTGATGCCCGCAAGTTTAATCTTGCCACCATTGGCGGCTGGAAAGTGTTTCTTCTTACCACCCAAACGGCCAAGGAAACTTTTTGGCTTGAGCGGATTGCTGCTTCATTGCGAACTGAGTGACGGCTTCAGCAGCTTCACCAAGCAGCTCATCAGCAGCTTCTAGGTCACGTTCTTGAAGCTGCATGGCTTGACGCAGTTCAAGATTCTCTTTCACGAGCGACGTGACGGCTTCTTGCATATTGCTCCAGCTCTCCATCATTGTGCAAGCCACTTCACGTAGCTTGTCAATGTCATTGCATTCGCTCAGTGCCTTTTTGTTAGCGACGAGAGCAAAGTCTCGTTCCATGCTCCGCTCAAAAGGCCCCATGATGCCAATACAATCTTGACCATTGTATTTTAGGCCCACTGGGATAGAGAAAGTGCTCATTGTCCTTGCATTGTTTCGTTTAGCCTAGCCATGCAGCAGTTTGGCAAGCAGTTTGTTTATCGGGTGGACGATGGGAAGAATGCCGTAAGATGTGGAGCGGGCTACCGCCCCTACAAGCTTCCTCGCACGCCTCGCAATCATGAATGGCTTCCAGGACAGGATGTGGTGTACGTACAACGTACGTCCGCCGGGTGGATGCCCTCCTCCATTATTGGCACCATTGAAGGTTTTGATGCAAGCGCCAGAGCCAGAAAAGCAATCGTACGCTGGCATTCAGCTACGGACATTGCTCCTACAATCAGTTTGCAACGACTTCGACCCCTCTCGCTGATCACCAGTGCTTACCAAAACAACTGACGATTTGCTTAAGGATTTTTCCAAGCTTGCAGGAGAAATTCTTGCCATTTTTACTGTCATGTGCTTGCGAGCGTGGCTGCTAAGCACTTGCGTGGGTCTGTTGGCTCCAAGCTTTACGCTTGGCTTTTGGCAATGGTTCCTAATTGCCCTCACTTTTCGCATTCTCATCGCTACGGACAAAACTTGATAATGAATCAGATGGATCCACTGATGGATGGCATCAGCTTCGTGCGTCTCATTGATTGGATGGGCACTTCGCTTTACATTGTTTGCGACGCCCGCCAAAGCTTTGACCAGACCAGTAGCGAATGGTCCGAAAAGGACCAGAAGCTTCTTAATTATCTCGTCAAGCATCAGCACACTAGTCCATTTCGTGGCGTGGTCACAAAATGGCAAGTGAAAGCTCCGCTGTATGTTTGTCGACAATGGTGGAAGCATGTGATTGGTGGCACGTTTGCCAATGACACGCTTGGTTGGAACGAGAAAAGCTTTCGCTACTGCGAAGCTGACGATGACACGTACTACATGCCGCGTGAATTCCGCCAGCAAAGCGCCAGCAACAAGCAAGCTTCCAGCGGCGCCTTGGAGCTCAGCATGAACCAAATGGCAATGATTGAATACGCCAAGGCGCTTGAGCAGGCAAAGCAGGCTTACAGGGCGCTGCTGACGCTAGGCGTGGCGAAGGAGCAAGCCAGGGGCATCATGCCCATGGCGACGTACAGTTCCTTCACTTGGACCTGTAGCTTGCAAGCTTTGTTGCATTTCATTTCATTGCGAGACGAAGCTGGCAGTCAGTGGGAAATCCAAGCTTATGCTCAAGCTTTGTCCACTCTCGCCCGTCCATTGTTTAAAGAAGCCTTCGAGGCTTTTGACCTGCACCAATCTTCTTTTTGATCATGCACGATCCCGTTAATCACCCTCGCCACTATGCTAAAAATGGCGGCATTGAATGTATTGAGGCTATTGAAGCTTCAATGGAAAAAGATGAATTCAGGGGCTTCCTAAAGGGCAATATTATTAAATATGTTTGGCGCTATGAAGACAAGAATGGCTTGGAAGATTTGAAGAAAGCTGGCTGGTATCTTGATCTTCTTATTTTTTCCATGGAGAACGAGCCAGAACAGCATGCGCTTGAAGCTCTTGAAAATGCTTCTCAGCAATGCGAAGGAGGATTCTGCCCCATGCCGAATCAAGTGCAGCCAGTTCCTGGTATTCGATACGATCTCCCAGGAAAACAAGTGATGTTTGCCCCCGTCGAAAGCTAAGCGGCACTACAACAAAGCCCCCACAAGGGGGCTTTTTCATGCTCAATTGTTTGATGCAGCGGCAGCACAAGCCCCTTCTTCTCGCACCATGCTTCCAAATCTTTTTGATCAGTGTGGGCACTGACGAAGCTATTGCAATACACCCACGCCAGCAAGATTTCTTCGCGCTTCTCCGTCCAAAATGGCTGCACTCGCCACCATTCAAGCATCGGCAAATCTCCCTTCTTCAAATTGCAGCTCTTACATGCTGGAATCATGTTCCAACGTGAAAAGTGAGGGCCGCCTTTGCTCTTCGGGACAATATGGTCAATCGTAAGCTTTTCTCCCCATTCTCCACAATATGCGCAAGCGCACTGACCAAAAGGCCCTCTTAAGAAATAGTCTTCAAAAATGCTCTTACGAAACCGACGTTTTGCATCTCCAGGGCGAAGTTCAATGAGAGAATAAAGCAGCTCATCAGGACCATTCGCTCTTGGCATGGCACTATTTAGTTGTCTTGACCATAGTTTAACGCTAAATAATGCCCCGCGAATTTCGTCTAGAATCAGAGTATTGATTGTCGGCTATGGACAGTTTCAAGGACGGCCTTGCAAATTTCGTAGCCACCATTACGGCTGGCATGTTGCTTTCAACAGGCGCCATGCTTATTGCAGTGGGCACTCAACAAGCAAGAGTGGCAGTACAAATTGAAACGGTAACAGAGAAGCTTTCTACGCTTACAGACAAGATGAGCGAAATGGAAGCAAGAGTACGAAACCTAGAGATTGAACGCTAGGCTATTTATATTCCCATTGCATCTCTCATCATGAGCGGCATTGAATGGTTCGTAATTGGTGGCATTCTTGTTGCTGCTGCTGACCAAATCATCGAACGCACTCCCTACAAGGAAAACAATATCATCCAGCTTCTGCTGACTGGGCTCAAGGCAGTCTTCCGCGTTAAGGACTGAGCCATGTGGGCCTCTAATCGGGCTTTCTGGGACGAATGCTTCCAGACAGCCCGTAAATACGGCGCTCGCTATCCAGAACTGGTAGCAGCACAGTGCTGCCTGGAAAGTGGCTTCGGTAAGCACACGTCTGGTAAAAATAACTATCTGGGACTAAAGGGAGACGGCACTACCACTTCCACGCAAGAATTTTACGATGGTCAATGGGTGACTATCAAGGCTGGTTTTATTGACTTCCCTAGTCTTGCTGCTTGCATTGAATATTTAGTCACGCGCTGGTATAAAGACTATCGTCAATTCAAGGGCATTAATCGCGCTCCTAATCGTTACGCTGCTGCTCGCATGCTCAAGGAGCAAAGCTATGCCACTGATCCCGCTTATCCAGCAAAGCTGTCTAAGCTCATGAAAGAATATGCTCCCGAGAGCACTGTTGTTACTATGATCGGCCCCAAGAAACGTCCGCAAGATTTTGGCTTCAAGAAAGGCGATTCACATTTGATCGTGAATGATGCCGTTGAGACCATGAAAGCTTTCTCTTTTGAAGGAAAGCTGCTGTGGGAAATCCCTTGCCTTGCTCGCGGACAATATAGTGATTTTGAATGGAAGATCACGAATTCTGACTGTCCTCCTGGTCTGTACAAGATCGGCGCCATCTACAAAGACTACGAGCGAGTGGGTGATAAGCCTGCCTATGATCGTACGCTCATGGCTTATGGTTGGTACAGTTTTGACATGGTGGAACTAGAGAATCAGGAAGCTAAATATGGCCGTGCAGGAATTATGCTACATGGCGGCGGGAGTGCAAATGGTTGGCCTGGCGCATGGGCTCCCAAGCAACCTCTAGTACCAACTCATGGTTGTTGCCGTGCGTTTAACATTGATCTTCGCGATAAAATTCTTCCTCTGACGAAAACAGGCGCGGTGTATATTTCAGTTTTTCAAGAAGGTTAATCATTCGCCATTCGCAAATAGCAAATGAATTGGCAGTCTTGGTTTAATGCTCTCTGCTACGAACTAGGCTTATGGGCCGTCGCAAAACGGCCCTCTCTCGCTTTTAAGCCATGGTTCAAAATGCTCATGGCTCATTGCAGGCCTGATTGGGCAGAGTGGAAAACCAAGGAGGTGATGCAGAAAGTAGACCAACAAGCAAAGACGTTGGTCAAGCAATGGGAGCAAGAAGAAAAGGAAACAAAAGCAAACGCTCTGGCCGAACAAGCTCATAAGCTTTTTCCTGATGCCATCGTCACGCCTCTTCCTAATGCCATTGTCCCGTCAGTGCTCATTGAAACAGCCCCACCAGCGGATGCCAGTGAGGCTGTGAAGGCACTCGGTGGAGAGCTGCGAATTACCTATCGCTTGCCAGACCAAGGAGAGCCCTGAGGCGCTTCCATTTTGCAAGCTCCTTCTCGTGATAGTCCTCCCATGAGACGATGGCTTCACTAAGAGCCTTGCAGACCATGGCAGGATCATCGTCCGTTAGCAGCTCTACAAGGATGTCGGAAAGACCCTCCGTCTGCTGTTTGTACCATTCGCCCTCTGCAACAAAAGGAAAGGCCATGGGAAGGGGCATATTGCCCCCATAGCTTAAGTGATTTCCACCCAGCCGATCATGCCAAGTGCTTTGGCATTGACGGAACTGTCAACGGTCAAGATGAGAGTGTCGCTTTCGCCGGAAGCATTTTGTCCTAAGGCAAGACGAATGGCCACTGCAATGTCGTAA